GACTCCAGAAACGCAAGTGTGGCTTCCCGGTTGGCGGTGATGCGCTGCAGCTCGTACCTCAAACTCCCAGTCTCTCCTTGGGCCAGGATCACCTGCTCGGTGAAGTCGGCCAGCACCGGGATGACGGCGGCACCAATCTGGCGTTGCACGCCTTCGAGCATGGCGCGCAGGCGGTCCAGGTTGTCATTCAGGAGTTCTGCTGCCTGCGCGGTCTGGCTGTTGATGACTAGCCCAAAGCGTTCGGCCTCTTCCATCAAGGCGGTGATGCCTGCGCGCCCCTGGTTGAGCAGCGGGATCAGGCTCATGCCTTCCTTGCCGAAGAGCTTGATGGCCAGCGCCGCCTTGTCGGCCCCGTCGGGCATGTCGGCGAATTTGTCAGCCAGGTCGAGCAGGACCTGCTCAGTGGGCCGGATTTGGCCCGACGCGTCGGTGGCAGATACACCAAGTGCCTTGAGCGCGGCGCTGCCCTCTTCGCCCTGGACCTGGGTGTCGAACATGGCCACCGACAAGCGCTGCAGGCCTTTGACCAGTCCCTGCAAGTCGGTGTCGGACATTTGGGCCACATAGGTCAGTGCCGACAGGGCTTCGACCGACACCCCCGTCTTTTGCGCCAGGTTAGCCAGCTCGTCGGCGGTGTTGGCCACCGGGAGAACCAAGGCCGTGATGCCCACGCCCACTGCGGCAAGTCCAGCACCGGCGATCAGGCCAGCGGGGCCCAGCTTGCCCAGGACCGAGCCCAGCATGCCGAGCCGGTCGGTGGCGGCCTGCAGCTGGAACTTGGCATCGTTGGCGGCACTGGACAGGAGCTTCAAGCCACCGGAAGCTGGGGTGGCTGCCGCCTCGATCTTTTTGAGCGAGCGCTCCCCCTTCTCGCCGATTTCGGACAGCTCGGCCTTGACCTTGCCGCCATCGACCACGGACAGGCGGATGGAGAGGTTGCGTTCAGCCATGGGGGAATTCAGTTGTGGTGTGAATCGTTGGTCTATTCGTCTTGTTGCAGAGTGCTGATGAGGCCCGCCTCGACCGCCGTGAAGAGATCAATCGCCGTTGCTTTGTCCAGGCCCGTGCTCTCGCAGGCCAACATCCAGGCGTTCAGATCCAGTCCGACCACGCGGCCCTGCGCCATGCGCAGCTGGCTGGCACAGATGTCAATCGCACTGGCGGCTTGCCAGCCATCCAGGCTTTGGGGGGCGTTCATGGTGTACGGGCACTCGGGGCACGGATCAGGGCAGGCGCTGCAGTAAGCTGGCCCACCGCCGAAGTGCCACGCAGTGCGGGCCTTCAGACGTTTTTTTCGGAATCCAGCGCGTAGAGGCCGGCGAGGTATTCGCGCTCGAAGGCGTCGGCCAAGAGCCAGTGCTCCATCAGTGCGGCGACACCCTCGGGCGTCACTGCTGCGGGCTTTCCCTTGTCATCGGCCACGCCTTCCCAGGCGAGCACGGCCAGCTTGGCCAGTTCGGTGATGAGGGTGGCGGTGCGTTCACCCGCCGCAGCGGTATCGGTACCGGCCACTTTGGATGCTGCGTGGCGTGCGGCCATCACCAAGGCTGTGGTGGCGGGGCGCACCTGCAGGCGCACGCCTGCGGCCAGCGTGATCCAGTGCGGCTCACGCGGAATGTTCAGTTTGATCATGGGAATGTCCTGGGTAAGAGTCAGTACGTGGTCACGTCGTTGACCAGTTCGACGGTGAGCATGCGGGCCACACCGGCGGCCTTGGCGGCTTGCCACTCGAAGGTGGCTTGAATGCCGCCCGGCCCAGAGATGGAGAGCTTGGGCTTGGGGAGGTAGACCTCGTGCGCGATGAAGGTCAGGCGCCGCTCGGCATCGATCGCGTAGCCAAAGGTCAATTCGAGCGGCGTGTTGTTGGTGGCGGCATCGATCAGCGTGGTGTCGGCAAAGCGCACCTCCAGGTTGCCGGTGAGGCTGGCCACCGTGGGGTCGGCGCCATCAATCTTGCCGTCGGAGCGGATGGTCTCGATGCGCTCCAGGTTGTTGGAGTAGGTCAGCTGCGCCGAGACCACGTTGCCCAGTGCCGAGCCACCTTGCTTGATGGAACCCTGGAACTGGTTGAATCGGATCAAGTCGCGGCTGGCAGGGGTGGCATCGAGCGTGGCAGCCTGTTTGGCCTCGCCCTGGGCGATCAAGCCCACGGTGGCATTCGCTGCGCCGGAACGGGCAAAGCCCACCTGCAGGCTGTTGACCATCACGCCGGACGCCACAAACCAGGCCGGGATGTCGGGCAAGCCCGTCTCCAGCGTCAGGCTGGGCAGGCTCGGTTTGCCGGAGGTGAAGGTGTGCGTGACAACGCCGGAGCCGCTGGTGCTGGCTTCCCCCAGCAGGGCCTTGAGCCAGATGCCGATGTTGCGCACATCGATGGGGACGACGATGTCGCCCTCGACCTTGATCACGTCACGGATGGGAGCACTCGGATCGCGGCCGAGCCCAATCAGGTCGTTGGCGATCAGCCCCTGTTCGGAACCGAGGGTGGTGGAGACGAAAGGCAGCTTCCAGTAGTCGCCCACTGGGTTGCTGCCGTAGGTGGATTCAAACGCGGCCAAAAGGCTGGCGTTCGCGCCGTAGGCACGGGCCATGATGACTCCTTGTGGAAATGGGTGTGAATGGGTGTCGAAATGGGCTTCGACGGATCAGCTCAGCGGCATCAGTGCAAAGGACCAGGGCTGCTGTAGTGCAAGACCACGGGTAGCAGGCAGGCCTTGATGCCACTGGTCCCATCGGGGGCCAGTTCGTCGAATTTGGGATGGCCGATTTCGGCGTACTCGACCTGGCCGCCAAGGGTTCGATCTACGTCGATCAGGGTCGACAGCTCGACCAATAGACCGTCCATGCGGGCATCACGAGCGCTGGCATCCGGGTCGGCGACAAACATCTCGATGGCCACCTGGTGCTGCCAGTGGTAGGTCAGCGGTGAGAGCGTCACCTCCGGCTCACCCATCTCACCGTCGCGCAGGATGGCCATGGCTTGATCTGACACGCGCTCAGGCAACGCGGCGTTGCGTCTGACCGTAGCCCCGAGGGACAACTGGCCAAGTACGGCGAACAGTGCGCCGATGGCGTTTTCACGTTGGCTCATGACGCGGCCCCTTTGCGATCGGCTTCATCGAAACGGTTGGCAATGCGCTGGGCCAGCGTGCTGATCCAACGACGAGAACTGCTGTCGATGTCGAATTTCTTTTTCAGGGTCACTTGGGGTACGAGCAGGAATATCGGGACTGTCACGAGCCCTCGGCCTGTGGCCTGAGCCTTTTGTGAGGCGGCGGAGAAGCCGCCGCGTTGGCCTTGGCGGGCGCGCTGGTTTTCTGCGACGAGGAGCGAGGGTTGGCCCCGGCGGTAGACGAAGCGCAGGCGCTGGCCGTGCATTCGCTCCCACAGGCCCGGCGTCATGCGTTTGCCGCGCGGGCCCTTGCCGGCGGCCGGTAAAGGAATCGCCAACCAGAACCCATCCTTGGAACGGATGGTCGCGCCCTGGTCATGCGCCCCCACCACCACCGGCGCCCGGCTATAGACCAGACCTGCTGCCTTAATGCTCATCTGCCCCTTGGGGTAGACCTCGCCGCGCCAGGTGTTGGCCAGGCGCTGACCCAAACCAGCGCCAGTGATCTGGCTGCGCAGCTCGGTCTTGAGACCATCGGTCGCCTCGCGGATGGAATGCGTCACCGCCTGTTCGGCGATGCGCACTTCGTCGGCCAGCATCTGATCCAGATTGCCGGTGAGTGCCGCCATGAGCTTCACAGCGGCGCTCCAGTCAGCGTCCAGATCAAGCGGTCCCGATCCGCCAAGGGCTCACCCACCACCTGGTAGGTCTGGCCAGCAAGCGTGAAGCGCTCGCCCTCGCGGGGGAAGGCCACGTCGCGGGCCATTACATCGAAGCGGTGGGTGGCCAGTGCCAACCGGGTGTCACCGAAAGACTCGACGACATCGGCCTGTTTGGCGATGAACCGCGTACCAATCTCACGACCATCGGTCAGCCGGTAGGTGCCAGGCACCCCCAGCCGGGAAAACAGGCGTGAGACCGCCCGCTCAAAGGCGTGCTGCATCGCAGTGTTTACACCGAGGTGAGCTTGATCAGCACGCCCGGGCGGTGGCACATGGGCAGCGGGTTGCTCTGCGTGTGCAGGTCAGTGCCACGGTCGAACTGGCGCGGCGCCTGCTTGGCGTACAGCGACTGGCCCAGCGTGTTGACCGTCTCGTTGAAGTCGGCTGGTGCAAAGTAGGTGCCGAAGGTGTCGACCGTGCCCAGCGGAAAGGCATGGGCCTCACCCGCTGCAATGAAGCGGCGGGTGCCAAGCTCCCCATTGGCCTGCAGATAGGCGGCCTGGCCCCGGTATTCCTCGAAGGTGACGCCCGCGTAGGTGAAGCCCGAACGCACATCGTTGATCAGCACTGCGCCCTGCTGCCAGTTGGTATACGCAGTCTTGACCTCCTTGTGGGTGGCCAGTGCCCGGAAGAATTCGGGCGAGCAAAGCACATGCACGCCGGTCATGAATTCACCCTGCAGGGCGTCTTCGACCTTGGTCAGCAGGTCGTAGCAGTGACCCTTGACCTCGCTGTTGGCGTTGGCCAGGTCAAAGTTGACCGACTGCGGGGTGATCTGGAATTCGGTAAACAGGTTGCTGATCACGCTGCCATCGGCGTCCAGGATCTCGCCTTTCAGGGCACCCATGCGCAGGTGCTCCAGCGTGATGGCGTGTTTGTTGCGCATGGTCTCGAGGTGCCGGGCCAGCACGCCGGAGATGGCTTCCATCTCGGTCTCCGACCCAAAGGCACGGATGCCCTGGACTTCCTCGGGCAGCACCACATCGTCGTGCGGGATGTGAGGAATGACGAAGGAGCGCAGCTTGCGCTTGCCGCGCTCACCCACGGTTCCCGGCGAGCCAGGCGGCTTGGTGGGCAGCAGGTTCAAGCGGCCGGCGTACTCCTCCACGATGATCTGACGGGTGCGCACGGGTTTGGCCGGAAACAGGTTCAAGGCTTCCAGGCGGCCATAGCGGTTGGGGATGATGTTGATGGCGGCGGTGAGGCTGGCCATCGAGAAACCGGGATTGAGAAACGGGTTGTTCATTCGGGGCTCCAGAAATGACGAAACCCGCGCAAGCCAACTGGCCAGGCGGGTTCGGGGGGGATGAGGGACGGAAAGGGTTTAGGCAGACTCACGCACCAGTACACCGCGCTCGGCCAGCTGCTGCTCGTAAGCCGTGCGCTGGGCGCCGGTGAGCGCGATCGGCCAGACCAGCGCGGTTTTGGCCACGATGGCGTGGCGAGCGATCAGGATGGCGTCGCTGCGGTCGGCATTGGTAGCATCGATCGCGTTAGCGAGCACCCCGATGGCGGACTCGGTGCCGTCGGTGGCGGCGGGGTCGATGGCGTAGTGCTTGCCATCGCTGGCATTGCGTCCCAGCACCGTGCCCAAGGGCAGGTTCTGGCCAGCGGCGATGGTGGCGACGTCACGCGAGTAGCGGTTGGGGGCTTCGTACTTCAACAGGTCGCCGAGATTGTTTTGTTCGGTGATGGGGGTCATGGTTCAGTCCTTTCTGGGTCGGTGCGTCAGGCCTGGGCAGTGAGCTTTTTGACGGCGGCCACGATCGGCGAGGCCTCCGGGCGGTCGAGGTTTTGGGTACCGGCATCCACGGTGATGGTCGAACGGATGTCATCGGCCTCAGACCGTGCCGCACGGGCGTCGATCAGTACGCGACGTACATCGGCCTCGGTCTTGCCAGCCGCGATGAACTCGGCCGCGCGGTCGGGGCAGCCGGCCAGCAGGCAAACCTCGGCAATCGCCTGGGCAGCCTGGGTCACCTCGCGGCGGGCTTCAGCCACCAGCACGGCGGCTTCGTCGGTGCTGATGGTGTCGACGGTCTCGATCACTTTCTCTTCTTCGTTCATGGTCATTTCCTTCTTCAAGGGTGCCGCCTCAGCACGGATGACGCCCCGCACCTGAGACGGCGAATGGTTACGGGCGTTGATGAATCGATGGAATTCGGCAAGCGTGGCGTCCAGCGTTTGGACACCATCGGCGAGCCCCTGGGCAACGGCATTCGTGCCGAAGAACAATCCGGCCTCGGTGGCTCGCACAGTCCCAAGATCCAGGCCGCGCATGGCAGCTACGTGATCGGTAAAGATGGAATACAGCCGATCCACTTCGCCTTGCAGCTCGGTCTTGGCGGCATCGGACAAGGGCTCGTGCGGCGAGTAGTCGTTCTTGTGCGCACCTGCCGTGATGGCGGTGAACCGGTAGCCGTCCTGGGCATCCTTGACCGACTGATCGACATGCAGCGCGATGACGCCGATCGAGCCGACCCCACCGGTTTCGGTCACGAGCAGGCGCTGAGCACTGGCAGCAATCGCATAGGCTGCCGAATACGCGGCATCGTTGGCCACCGCCCAGACGGGTTTCATGGCAGCCACCTCGCGCACGCGGCGGGCCAACTCGAAACTGCCCGAGGCTTCGCCACCCGGGGAGTCAATGTCGAGCAAGATGCCCCTGACCTGCGGGTCGGCCAGTGCCGCATCCAGCATGGCACTGATCTCGCCGTAGGACGTCAAACCCGACGCGGCTTCCATGCCGAGCGAGCGCTTGACCAGCGAGCCGTGGATCGGGATCACTGCGATGCCGTCGGGGGTTGCGGCTGCAGGCGGCCGTTGGTAAACGGCCATGTCCATGGAAGGCAGCGTGGGGACATCGGCCATACCGATGCGCTGCCCGACCACGGAGAGAATCACGTCCAGCTTGGGTCGGTGAATCAGCAGGGGCGTCCCGAACAGGCGGGAGGCAAGGTAAGTCATGGTTGGGTGTCCTGGTTGTTGGGTGACGCGGCCTCTGGGTCACTGGACTCGGGATCTGTGGGCTGCGCGTCTGGGGTTTCGGGGGGTGGCGCAGCGGCTACCTGGTCATGCCGGGCATCGGAGTCAAAGACCAAGCCCAGCGCATCTGCTCGAGCGTTGTCCGCCGCGATTTCGCGGTCCACGTCTTCGGCGTCGTAGCCGTTGCCCGAGATGGCGTCCGACCGGCTCATGAGGCCCGCCCGGATCGCCAACTTCATGGCGTTGAATTCCTTCTGCGGATCGACCCAGCTCCAGCCCTGTGGAATCCACTTGGCAGCCTGGTACTGGCGCTGAGATTGGCGATATCCCGGCAAATTGAGCGTGCCCTCGAGCACCGCCTGGTCCATCCAGGCGCGCCAGATCGGCCGGCACAGCTGGTGCACGATCACACCGTGCTGCAGGGCTTCACAGCGACGACGGAACTCCAGCAGGCCCGCCCGGATGGAGGAATAGTTCACCTGCGTCAGGTCCCCAGTGAGCATCTCGTAGGTGATGCCCATGGCAGCGGCCACCGCACGGAACTGCTGGCGCATGAATTCGGCGTAGGAGCTGCCAACATCGGCAGGCGCTGAGAACTTGATGTCTTCGCCAGGCTCAAGGATCTGCAGCGTGCCGGGCTCCATGCCCGCGAGCGCCACACCATTGCCATCCGCCGCCGACTCACCCATCAGGTTGTCTTCAGGGGCCATGCGGGTGATGAAGCCGGCGAACATGGCAGCCGTCTTCTTGCGCACCAGCTCGGCATCGTCGTACTGGTCCAGCTCGTTGAGTTTGACGAGCGCTCGGGTGAGCCATGGCTCGCCCCGGATCTGGCCGGGACGCAAGGGGCGAAACAGGTGAATGAGTTCACTGGCGTCCACACGCACGGTGTCCATGCCACCTCCACCGGCATTGCTGGACATCGGTGCCAGCAAGCCATCATTGGGATGCGAGCGGTACAGGTGGTAGGCCACCCGGCGACCAAGCCTGTCGAACTCAATGCCGGAGCGGATGACGTTGCCACCGGGCAGATCCCGGTTCATGGCGGTCGGCAGATGCTCGGCTTCCAGCACCTGGATCTGCAGCGACACCGGCAGTTCATCTTCGGTGCGGCGATAACGCAGCCGGATCAGCGCCTCGCCACCTTCGAGCATCGCGCGGGTGGCCAGTGCTTGCAGGCCGTAGAAGTCGGTCAGTCCTGCGGCATCCGCCTGCTCACACCAGTCCCACCAGAGGCTGTGGATGGCTTCGCGGGTGGTCTGGTCCTGCACCATGCTCTGCGGCTTGATGCCGGTGCCGATGGCGTTGGCCACAAAGGCTTCAATACCAGCGGCGGCCCAAGCGTTGCGCCGGACCAGGTCACGGCTCTTGGCGCGCAGTTCGTCTTGGGCCAGCGACAGGGCAGACACCGCACCGGGATTGCTGGGCATCCAGGCCAGTGCACGCCGACCGCCGCCGGTGCCGTCGTAGACCGCTTGTCCCCCGCCAAATCCGCCGAACATGCGCCGGCTGATCCGGGTCATGGTTTTGAGCCAGGCCATCAGAGCGCCTTGCTGGTGGTCACGCGAATCTGGCGCGATTTGGGTGCACCGGATTCACGGGCCATGGTGGCTTCGACTTCAGCGATCGCAGCCTTCAGATCGGCCACGCTGCGGTACTCGATGCTTTTGCCTTCGTAGGTCACGCGGTGCTCGCCACTGGCCAGGGCTTCGCGCAAGGCCTGCAGGTGTTCTGGTGTGTAGGTCATGCTTATTTGTTCACTCAAGTCATCCATCGGCTGCGCACCACGCGCCGAGCGGGCGCTGGCGTGCTGCCAGAAGTGCTGAGGCCACCGTCGAACTGCTGTTCTCGGGTGGCCTCGGGGGTTGTGATTTGTTGGGCGTTGAGCGCAGGGCCAACGCCGAGTTGTTTTTCCAATTCGAGCCAGTGCCGGTCTTCGAACCGGTCCAGGCCCGCAGCGGCTGCCGCCGCCCGGGCGTAGACGTAGCAGTCCAAGGCCTCGTTGCGCTCACGCATCTTTTGCCACTCGCGGTGGGCAAAGCCGTTGCGGTCGCGCCGGGTGATCAGCTGCTCGGCACACAGCTGTTGCAGGTACTCGGCATCGACCTTGGGCAGGTGCACGAAACCGGCCGGGTAGATCGGCGTGATGCCGTCTTCGGCCACCTCTGCGGTCTTGCGCAGGTTGTTGTAGAACTCCAGCTTGGCAATGCCGCCAGCCACCGGGAACACCTTGATTCCTCGGCGCAGCTTCTTGCCACTGGCGGTGGCGTCCACCGCAGTGGGCGTGCCAATCAGCGCCGCACCACCGGCAATGCCCTTGATCGGCATGAGCCGGGCATCGCGCACGCTGCGCACAAAGGCATAGGCCTCCTGGGTGGCGTAGCCGGTATCCAAAGCCAGGCGCGCCAGACTCAGCTGGCAGCCACTGCTGTGCGTCCAGGTCTCGCTCATCAGCTTGGCCAGGGCCGACCAGACTTCCGCGCGGGCGGTATCGCCCATCAAGATCCGGTGTTCCACCAGCCAGGCGGCCTTGCCGCGACCGAAGGCCCAGACCGAGACTTCGATGCGGTCCTTCTGCACGTCGGCACCAGCGGTGAGCAGCAAGCCACCAGCGGGCACGGTGCCGACGCGGTAATCCTCGCGTCGTTCCAGCAGACGTTGCCAATCCGGCGCTTCGCCTTCCTCGACCCAGGTC